AGCAACAATAGGATCATCATAGTCTTGTTTCATTACTAATGCATCTGCCTTACCCATCCAATTGAGTATTGTTTTAAAACCATTACCATTTTTTCTTGCCTTAACTTCGAGAATTAATCTTGGTCGATAGATAGATATATCATGAGGAAAGTCTGACAATGCACCTGATAGGGGCTGACGTTTTGCATCAACCCCTTTCTTCTTTAGAAATTTAACTAGTTCATTCTCTACTCTGTAACCTTTTCTTTTTGATGATGATCCCCCCATTAATCTCTCACAAGTTTCTTGTCAATTACAGGATAGATACTTCTGCTTTCAGTTGCTTTACCTATACGGACTATTAGTTTTTTATTCATTAAATCTTTTATAATCCTGTAAGCATTTGATGTTGCACCTAGATCACAATCATTTGCTATCTCATTATATGTAGGACTGATCTTATTCTTATCTACATATTTAATAAGATAATTGTAAACATCTGACTGTCTTTTAGTGAGTGCCTTGACACTACTTCTTTCAATGTCTTGTTCTGAATACATATTACACCTCTTAGAATGGTATGTTTACGTCATCATCAGATGGACTGCTGACACTTGGTGTACTACTCGGTGCAGGAGCATTGTCTGATTTTGAATCCATCATCTCCATCTTTGCTTCGAACCTATCTAAATGTATCTCAGCAGTCTTGGTTTTATTACCCTCTTTCTCCCACTCATTGTAGGTAAGTCTGCCTTGCACTAATATCTTACTGCCTTTTGATACATACTGTTCTATTCTTTCTGCTAGTACAGAATCCCAAACAACAATCTTATGCCAGTCTGTCATCTTTTCTCCTCTAACTTTCTTGTGAGTAGCAAGATTAAATACTGCATACTTATCTCCGTTATCTCTTGTTTTAATATCAGGATCTGCTCCTAAGTTTCCAATCAAAGTTATTACGTTATACATTTGTTTTCCTTTCTAGTTGATTGTAAATTGTTTTTAGATTATCTAACCATCTCTTGTGAGATGTAGCCTTTGGTTCTATGTAAGCTATAAATTCACTTGGTAATGGTAGCTTACGATACTTCGCAGTCTTGATGAAGTTAGTTACGCATTCATCTAAGATTGCTTTGGGATATCCACCTAAGATTATAAAGTATTGTTGTAACCCTAGATCAGTTGGAATATCGCAAGATAATGTACTGGCAATCGTTTCAATAGCAACTGCTATATCCTGACTACTTGCACTACTGATTCTTTCTTCCCATATTGGAATGTAATCTTTTATATCTTTGTCAATGCTTCTTGAAGCTGAGAAGTCTGGCTTGTTCTGTCTGTGCTTGATCTCGTAAATTCGCTTGATCATAGAGTCGCTGACGTCTGCCTTGAACAAACTCGGTGCTTGTTGTTTGCTTAGAAACTCTTTCTCGCTTGTAGATAACTGCATTTCGTAACCACTTTCTGAGTAGTGATCCCCAATCGGTTGCAGTTTTGTTTTGAGATCTGTAATAATCTCTGAAGTTTTGATATTCTGTGTCATAATTTACCTCTCCAAATTCTTGTATCAATTCAGCTATCTCATCATCACTCGGATTGTAATGATCAACGTGATGTGCTTCTGCTGATAAGTTTAAATATAATCCAAGTGCTTCACACCAATTAATAAAGTTCTCTGCATTTGGTTCGCAATCTTGTCTTTCCCATTTGCCAACGTTGTTTGTTGACACTCCTATTTTATCACTCACTTCCTCGATAGTAAGTTTTAAATATAACCTACGTTGTTTGAGTAGTCTGACTATTTCCTTGTACATATCTCTTGCCCCTTATCTGATTATGTCCATCGATTATTATGTTGTAGGTTGACTGCAGGATATCATATTGTAAGTAATTGTTTAACTTTAAAAACTTGATATCCAACTTGTACATTTCCCACGTGTCCATAGCTTCTTGTTTAGTAACTGTGTTCATTAATCTACTGTATATCTTGTCATATATCTCAGTAGTTTTATTGAGCATTGCCTGATTCATTTACATTCTCCTTATTCGTTGGCGAATCTTTTGCAAGTTTGTCTATGTCATTATGTCTTTTTTCATTGTCTTTTGTGTACACGTCACAATCAAACATCCCTAAAAATACATCAGCATTTAAACCTGTGTGTGATAGTGCTTTTGTTAATGCATTTGTCATAGCTTTTTTTGCACACTCCCCATCAAATCCATTGTTGTTTTTTAATGCTTCAACTCTTGCTACTGGGCCATAAGGTAAGCCCCATTCTTTTCTTTCTTTGTCATAAATTTGTACTGTTACTTCTGCTGATACATAATCAGATCCGTAAATGTAATTAACATTGTATGTCCATCCCTTACCAATGCGACCATAAATAGCAGTCATCATCATTATTTGATAGTGTGGATCTATTGAAGTAATATCTCCTACTCTTGGTAAGCTACCATTTCTAGTGAATGATGGATTGGTTCTCATACCCTTGCCCCAGTCTTGTAAATTTTCTATAAATACTGGATCATTGATTACAGCCCCAAGACTTTTTAATCTTTCTTTCAGTTGATCTTGTGATAGTTTTGCCATTGTATCTTTCCTTATCTATTTTGTTATTGTTATTAGTTTAATCTATAATTGTTTTAACATCAATCTATTTTTTCATTTAGTTTTATATGTGCATCCCATAATCTATCACTGATAGATGTAAGTATAATATGAGTTGCTATCTTAGGATCAGGTGCAGTATCAAAAGCTAGATCACATATAAAAGTGCCTAATGCAAATAACATATTCTGAACTGTAACATCATCCTGTATTTCTTCGCATACATTGAATAATTTTTTACGTGCGTATTCTATTTGTTGTGAATTTGTTTTCTTGTTTTGTTTTGTTTTTGGCATAGTCTTTCCTTTCTTAGTTAGTTTCAGGTGGTATTTTATTTATTACATAACCCCAAAATGCTTTTTGCATTTCGACTAGTCGTTCGATAAACTCGTTATCTCTTTCTACTACTTGGAACTTATGATCCTTGTTTCCAAATATTCCAGAGATAATACATTTATCACAATCAAAGACGTGCATATAATGTTGCATCTGTGGGTTGTAATTCTCGACTAGATCATTCAATGTTTTTAATTCACTAGTGTGTTTACATTCAATGATACATTTTTTACTGGGTATATATCCGTCAAGATGTGCATATAAACAAAGTTTATTTTTGTCATCAAGATCTACAAACTTTTCTTTCTTTAGATCTCTCCAATCAGTAGAGTTTAATATATGGTTCGCTTCTACTTCAAATATATGAACACCTTTATTCGTTTGACTCTTTTCTGATCTAAGTTTTTTCATCAGCCATTGCATATTAAAATCTTCTGTCCATACCCCTAATTGAACTCTGAAATTATCTGATAGATCTTCTTCAATTGCATTTACTTTTTTATCGTATAATTTTTTCCAATTGCCTGTGATCATCAGGTCATAGCAATCACTCCCACCTATTCCACGTTCTCTGTTTATTGTTACATCCATTATTTAATTACTCCCTTGTCTATTCTTCTTGTAAATACTCCCTCAAACTTATCGTACTCGTGCACCTCTACTGGTATATTGTGTCCTTGTTCTCTAAGAAAGGCTATACTTCCTGCACCTTTTATTCCAAAATATTTTTCTGTTAACTTTTTATCTAGCACAATAACACTAGGTCGAATGTAATATTCATATCGGTTTTCATCTTGATTGATTATTTTAATTGTCATCTTCTTTCCCCTCTACACATTCCCATGCAGAATCATGGTAGTTAAGTAGCTCTGCTCTATAAATATCTGCTTTAAAAAACTTTTGTTCTGCTTCTTCATAGTTTTTAGCTGATATAATATATCGGTATGTTGCAGTGCCATATTCTTCAAATACATATTCTTTTTCTTGTGGTTTATTTGTCATATCTTTCCCTTTCTTTTTTCTCCCTAGCTAACGGTTACCAGTTCTGCGTAAAGTGTTGTTAATAATTTGGTAACCGTCAGCTGTAACTAGCTATTCGGGAGAACTTTTAATAGCTAGTTATTCCTTTTAAAACTTTTTTCATATAGAAGTCGCCTTTTTCCTCATTCATACTGTGCAACTCATTCCAAGTTTTTAAGAAAATGTTGTGGAATTTATCTCGATCCCCTGCATAAAATA